AAAAGGTGTAAGAGCAAATTCTATAGAAAAGAATCCCAACATAAAAACTAATGTTACCAAATAAGGTATCATTATAATACATTGAGTAATATTCCATATTATCTCTCTTTGCGAATGCGTTCTACCAATACTAGCAACAAAGTTGCAAATACTAGTACCAAAATCAACTAAACGTTGAACTTTACTCGTCATCTCTTCCTTATGTAATCTGTAATAGTGTTGTGGATCTACTCGGATTTGGGGCGGATTTCGCAGAAAATCTAGTTCTCTTTGACGGCGCTCCCTGTCTCTCTGTAATTGAATACGGAGCCACAGTGGGTCCACATCCTCTGGTTCATTGGGATTTGCCCCAGATTCAGCCTCTACAATACTAGTATCAATTTCTGCATTTTCCGTCTGAACAGTACCATAATCTGCAAGATTAATATCCTGCTGAATTCCCACCGTCGTTTGTTGGCGGGCAGTAAATTCCCTCATATCTTGTAAAAGGAAATCAACAAATGCATCTATTCCAGAACCTTCAGGAATTTTGTACTCCTTATAACACGCTGTATTACTGGTTGGAATCATGCGATATACATCAAAACACCATCTATCCATACTCCTAGAATCAGAAGCCAAAGATTTGAGGGGATCTAAACTAACTCCACCAGAGACGCAAAACTCCTGTTTTACATAAGCATGTATGTATAGAAATCTTCTAAATACTGCACTGGGGGCGTTATTAGTAACTCGCACGTTCATTTCTGGATTATTGCAATCTGAAATCACCATTTCGGGACTAGCCAAAATTTTACCTTTCATTCGCAAATCTGCCATGTTGCACGGATAAGGTTGATTGTCAATTAAGGACAACACTTCATTTAACATAGTGCTGCCCTGAGTTTTGGCAATATCCTTATGTTCCGATCCCAACTCAGAATAATGAACGTAGGCATGGGACAAAGGATCATACATCTCCCAATACTCTGAATTTTTAGTTCTAGTGTATTTATGAGATTGATCATACTCTCTACCTTTCATAGAAGAATGTAACTTACAAATAAGGTTTAATAGAGTACTTTTTCCAATACCAGGTTGGCCACAGACTATAACAGCATATGGAACAGGGCGAGTAGCCCCATTCATTATGCTAT